TAGCTGTATTTTTGCATAGTAAGAATACAACTAATCTAACGTTCGATATGGTATTTACTGAAAATAGCGCGACTTTTGGCTCTGTTAATGCGACAGCAAATATTTCTAATGCAGATTTAAAAGCAGCAAATATAATAGGTTATATGTCTTGTGAGTCAGCAGATGATACTACTAATTTTATCGATAACTCTGAAATTAAAAGGGTATATGACAGCAGAAGTGATGCAGTTGCTACTACTCCATCAGCAGACCCAATATTTTTACAAGCTGCAAATGGTTCAACAAATGTTTATTTTTCTGTTATGGGTGGAGATACTATTACTTATAGTGACTCAAAAGATTTACAGTTTATTTTTCATATAGAGTATTAAAAGGGGATTAGAATGGCATGGAGTAATATACATAGAACAATTGGAAGTAATGGGCAAGTAACAGTTGAAACTGGCTACTGGGAAGAAACTATTAATCTTTTAGATTGGAGAACAGGTCAACCAGATGATGGTAATAGAGCTTATACTAGCCCTATACCTATATCTGTTGATATGGATTTTACAGTTTTAATGACTTTTAGTAATGATAATTTTGGAGATATGACCGTAAAAGTAGAGCATAGTGTAGATGGCACTAATTGGATAACCGCAGCTCAATCTGGAACAACAGCAATGTCGACATCAGATTTTACAGGAGGGACAGATATATCAACTTTAGCTGTTATAGATGATGGCTCTCAAGCAGAAAATACTACTGGATATTTTTTTGTATACGACCCCGAAACGCATGGAGGAAGTAAATATATAAGATTTGGCATTCCTGATATGGGTAATGTTAATTTAAGTGCTTATACAATAAAGTGGCAAATAATACCACATTAATTTTAATAAAGGAGAAAGTAAAAGATGGCAAGAGAAGAAGTAGGAAAACAAAGAATCCATATTGATTTAGTAGGAGCTACTAATATGGGAACTACTATGGCTAAACCTATGGGTAAAAAAATGTCTTCAGATAAAGGGAAGTCTAAGGTTAAGGCAACTAAGAAAGTAGTTAAATCGAAAAATGTAGATAAAGCTAAAAAAGCAGCAGAAGCTAAAAAAGCGAAACAAAAAGAAAAAGGCGGCGTTAAAGGGAAACCTTAATGGCTAAAAGATTAGCAAACAGATTTTCATCTAGTGTTGGGAATCCTTGGCATGGTCAGGAGCCTGACACTAGGAGAAAACTGAATACTAGTAAAAGTAAAGTAAAGAAAGGTAAGAAATAATGCCAACTGATGGTGGAACAATAGCGAATAGAATAACAGACTTAATAGGCTCTCAATATACAGATGCTGCGTATTATGGAGATTTAATTAACGCTGCTATTAATGAGATAGCAGATATGGTTTCTGAAGACTTACTTTTAAAGTATAGTCCTACCCCAACAGCTGTTGAATCTGCATCTGGAGTATCTGTTGAAGATAAAAAAGTATTAAAAGTGACAAGAATTGATTCTAATGGCGGAACAGAAAGAGAATGTTTGCCTTTAGAAAGAACAGCATTTGCTGTTGCAAAAGAGTCTGACAGTATATATAAAGCTACTGTATTTAGCCCCGTGTATAAAATGGAGAGTAATAATGCTGCTACTACACTTGTAATATATCCTGATTGTGATTCAAACGGTCAAGAAGGAAAGATATTTTATTTTCCATATGTAGCAGATAGTTATGATGCTAAGGATATAACAGGGGCTACTTTAAATACTACTTTATTTCTACCTAGTAACTTAATACATGCAGTAGCATTAAAAAGTTCTGTTAATATTTTAAGTGCATATATTAGCAATCAAGTTCAAGATGAAGAAGATTCTGAACTGTTAGGAATGGTAAATGCACAAAAACAATCTTTAGAAGGGCAATTTCAAAGCGAAATACAAAGATTTATGGATGAATCAGGTAAACCAGGGAGTGAATAATGACAGCTAAAAACATGATAGAATTAGTACAACAACATCATCCTCATATGGGGGAAACTGAAATATTAATACTGCTTAACGATGCAAAAGATGAGTTTTGCGAAAGGACAGAAATAACGAAAAGTTTATCAAGTACATTTAATACTGTAGCTGGACAGCTTCATTATGATTTTTTATTGGCTGGAGATACTCCTACAACAGGCGGTGTTTTAAAAATCAACAAAGTTTGGGTGGGAAGTAGCGGTAATTCTTTGCTTGCTTCTAGGTTGCAAGGACCACTTAAAATAAAGGATTTATTATAATGGCTAAAAAAGTACAAAGAGGTTGGTTTACAGAGATAGAAGGTGGAGATACTGTGTTAGCTTTAGTAGAAAAAACTTCTAGAACAGTAGATGGTATTACGGATGAATGGCAAGCTGTTACAGAAACTGGTTTAGAGATTACTGTTGAGTTCGTAGCTACTGATGCTGATTTGACATCAACAAGTAGCACTTGGAATGATATTAATGACAGGTATCACAGATGTATAGTTGACAAAGTTATATCTAAAGGTTATACAGACCCTAGAAATATGGATTTAAATACTGCACAATATTTTGATGCAGAATATGAAAAAGGAATACGTAAAGCTAAAAAAATGGCTAGAAGTCATTATTACCAAGGCTCTGGAAGAATAATACCACAGGATTTTTAAAATGGATTACTTGAATGTTTTAGAGAAGTTCGGAATACCTTTATCCGTAGCTATCTTTTTTGGATTCTTTATATGGAAACAAAATAGGTTTATACAAGATGAGCTTCAAAAAGAATTAAGAGAAAGTTTTACTAGAGTAGAGCATATTATAGTAAAACTAATAGACCAGCAAAAGAAGATGCAATTAGAGCAAAAAGGTATTGAAAACAGCTTTAAAACTTTAGTAGAGGTTATAGCAGCTTTAAGTGGAAATGGTTTAAAAGATAAGTTTTTAAGAATGCAAGAAAGAAATGAAAACAGAAAGTACTAAACAAATATTAACAGAACTCACTATTCATATTACTAAAATGAATGGTGATATAGAGCATATAAAAGAAAAAGTTAATGCTAATCATACGCATCTTGAAAAGATAAATGGAAGATTAAGAGATGCTGAGAATAGTATTACAGCTATTAAAACAATAGGAACTACTTTTACTTTTATTATAGGAGTAGTACTTGCGTGGTTAGGTATAGATAGATGATTGAATGGGGATACTTCATGTTAGGATTTATTGTAGTATTCTTTGGAGGGCTTTATTTTATATTTAACTTTGATATTGATTTAGATTTGACAGAAAAAGATGATGACGACAAGTGGGAGTTTTAGATGTTACAAGCTATAATAGTTAAAAAGGTTTTAGATATAGTTATGAAGCAAATCTTGAAAAAGTTTAAATTAGACAAGATTCAAAAGTATGTTGAAGAGCCAAATGTGCTTGACAAAAAAGTTTCAAAACTTGAAAAAAGTTTAAAGAAGTTAGAAAAATTAGCACATCCAAAAGCAAACTTTGTTTGCACTGATTGTGGATGTAAGGCTAAAAGAGTAAAATAACAAAATCAGGAGAGTATCTTATGATGAGTTTCTTAATGAGTAATTGGGAATGGCTTATGCTTGCTATGTATGTGATAGAGAAAGTAGTTAAATTATCCCCTACTAAAAAAGATGATGTTGTATTTGACATGGTCTTAAAACCAGTATGGAACGCAGCAAAAGGTTTAGTTGGCAAGTAGAATTGCAAATAAGATGATAATGTTAGAAGACTTGGTGGATAAGATTTCTGGTAAGTTGATAAGTCAATTGGTAATTAAAGATGACTTAGAGACTGTCTACAAACGTAGGCCACATTCTTGTCCACATTGTCATTCTAGCGAAATAGTTGGGATTGAAGTAATGGGCAGTTTTGAAGATATTTTGTTATGGGAGTGTGAAAGTTGTGAAGACTACTTCCTGAAGTTTGACAAAGTTTATACTGAGAAAGAACTACAATGTGCGAAAGGCTATTGGACAAATATTAATGATTGGGGATATTGTCCGAAATCTCAATATAACTAAAGGTTTTTTGATATGAAAAAGAAGAAAAACGGAGTACTAAGACGTGCTATAGTTACTCCAGATAAACACGCTCCCATACATGATAAAGCGGCTATCAATGTGGTGTGTAAAGCGATAGAGCTTGTAAAGCCTGATATATATATAGATTTAGGCGATTTGGGGGAATGGGGCTCAGTGTCTCATTGGCAATGGAAGCGTAAGAAAAAACCCCCTTTGGAGTACATAACACCGCATATTATTAAAGATATAAAAGGTGTTAATGAGTTACTTGACATAATTGACAAATCACTTGATAAAGTGAACTGCAAAGAAAGACATATTTGCGCAGGGAATCATGATGAGTGGTTAGATAGATTCGTTATGGAGCATCCTTATCTAGACTATCGTTTTGAAAAGGTGTGTAGATTCAAAGATAGAGGATACAAATACCATAAACCTGGAGAGTATCTAAAAATAGGAAAGCTCTATTTTTATCACGGGCACCATTTTGGTGGGCAGTACCACGCAGCGAATCATCTTAGAAAGTTAGGTGCCAACATTATGTATGGCCACCATCATTCCCTGCAACAAGATAGTGTAACTTTTATGGATGGACCTAAGTCTGCTTGGTCTTTAGGATGCTTAAAAGATATGTCTGCAGAAAAGAATGAATGGCTTGGAGGCAGACAGCATAAATGGGCTCATGCATTTGCGATAGTAGATTACTATAAAGGCGGTAGATTTACCGTAGATATAGTTCAAATAATAGATGGAAGGACAACTGTATGGGGAGAGCTTTTAGACGGAAATGTTTAAAGATTTCTAAAAATTATTGGGAATCGTCACATAGAGTTAATTGGATATATAAGGAGATAAATGCCAAAAGAACTAAGAGAGATTAGAAACTTTAATGAAGGTACGCTTTTAAACGCATCTGAAAGAGATATACCAGATAATTCGGCAGCGTATTCATTAAATGTAAATCCATTAGCAGAAGCTGGTATATTAAGCGGTATTAAGAATGACAAACTTTTCTTTGCTTCTAATAATAATATAACTACTCTGCTTACTCCTATTACGTGGAATGCATATTCTAGTTTAGATGATGGAAATGCTTTAAATTCTCATCATCCTGGAGGTGGCATACAAACTTTTTTAGCAAGCAATGTTTATGCTTTCAATGAACAATCTTCTGCTAACGTATCTTTTATAGGAGCTAAAGGTAAAAAAGAGAATTTAATATTTAATCTTATAAGACCTTATATGGAAAGAGAAAAAGTTACTTCTTCTTTAGGTCTTTCTTATACGCTATCTGGATTAGCTACTTCTGCAACTACAATAGATTTTTTAACTAATAGTAATAACAATACAGATGGAGGTGCTAATATAGTAGTTAGTCATTTTGTGGACGGAACTGCTACTGTAGAATTTGATAGTGCGTCTCCTTCAACTTTAGCAGACCAACATTTTACTTTAGTTACAGCAGATGGAAAAAGTGTAAAATATAAATTAAAAAATTCAGCAGGAACATCTGGCGCTATTGTGGGCGATTCTACTGAAATATATATTACTGGATTAAGTAGTTATGATGCTATCACTGACCAAGTAGTCATAGCTATCAATGCAGCTGGAGGGCATAATGGAAGAATTACTCCAGTTCAATCAAATAAAGATGATACAAATGATTTATTAACCTTAACAGATGTTGGTGGAGTTATGAGCGACCATATTAATGAAGGTGATTATATATGTTTAATGTCTGTC